TTTTATCCTAGTGTTTTAGTAACTGATGTTGGTGTTATCTTCTCTGCTATCTGAGCATCTAAACCCGCTTTCAAAGCTGTAACTTCGTCAGCACCTATAGCAGCCTCTACCCAGCTTTGTACCTTGGTGGCATCAAGACTAGACCAGTTTGTAAAACTAGACAAATCAGAGGTATCTAAACTTTGGCTTCCATAGACTGTAGCTGTCCAGTTGTTACCATCTGAATCTTTGTTAGTACCATCAGTTGCTGTTAGTCTCCAATGTACGTTGTATACAACATTTGATTTACTGCTTTTTGTTGGGTATACATCACAAGTGCTTACATCCCAAGTATAATTAATTGCCATAATTTTATCCTTCTAAGGTTTCTATTCTAGTTTTTAAATCTTCTATTATTGTTTGTTGTTCTTGCATAGCCGCAACCAAGTGAGTTACAAGTTTGCTGTAATCTAAGTGGTACATTTCTTCTTTGTCTTGAATTACAGCGTTAGGAACTATTTCTTTAACTTCTTGAGCTATAAGACCTTCATCTGCTTTACCATCAATTTTCCAGTTGTATGAAACTGGGTTAAGAGCATTGATAATATCTAAACCTCTGGCTTTTCCTGTTACTTCTTTAAGTCTAGCATCTGAAGATGTAGCATAAACTGTAGCTGAATTAAAAGTATTTACAGTTCCTACAACACCATTTGGATTAGCAAATGATAATACAGTATTATTTCCTGTTGTATTATTTACAAACCTAAAATAACACAGACCACCATTATCAGAAATAGTTGTTCCCACTCCACCTTCTGACGTTGTGCCAAGCAATATTGAACCATTTGCAGCAATACGCATTCTTTCTGTACTTACAGTCTGAAACATCATAGGCATACCACTACCCAATCCTGCTATTTGATACCCTGTACCATCATCTGAAAATATCTCAAAAGATTTACCTCCAGAGCCTGTGTCTGTTAGTCGTAGTGTTGCAATACCCGCACGTTCAATTTCAAGACCTGAACCATTTGTAAAATTAGGACTCGTAGTTCCTATGCCTACGTTCGTTGCTGAAAGAATCAAATCATTTGTGCTTGTAATTGTACCGTCTGTACCATCATGGGATAGCTCTAATTTATTACTTGCTGATGCTGAAGTTCTTTGCAATCTCATGACTGCACCACCAGAAGCATCTAGGTGAAGGGTAGAAGCGGGATTCCCAATTCCTATACCTACTCGGTCATTACCACCATCAACAAATAGCATATTAGCGTTGCCATTTGATTCGACTCGGAAGTCTAAGTCTTTACTGTCATCATTAAATACAGTTTCTGATGTATCAAGTTTCATTCTTGAAGTACCTGAACCAGCAACCATAGTATTGAAATTTACCATACCATCCTCTGTTCCATCAGAGGCATCTCTTATATATGCTTCTATTTCAACATATTTAACATCTTGAGAATTGTCATTACGACCATTAAAAGCAATATTTGCAACTTCATCATTATCGGCTGGCGAGCCTGAATTTCTATACAAATTTAAATTAGGTCCTGAACTTGCATCAGCATCAGTAGATGTTAAAGTTAAATTATCTGAGTTATCAGCAACAGTAATTGTTGCACCAGCAGAGGAAGTTATAGCTCCGTCTACTTGTAGGGTTGAAGCCATATCAACAGCTCCATCTATATCTACTACGTCTAAGTTCGCTGTACCATTTACATCAATAGAACCTTCTAGGTCTATATCACCATTTACTATAAGATCATCTGTAACTGTTAAATCGTCTTGTACTTTTAGGTCTACGACATTCAAACTAGCGAAAGCATCGACTACTGCTGCTCCACTACCAGCACCATCTAGGTAGACTGCTTTTACATCACCTGCTGGGATAGTTATATTAGCTCCAGAGCCTTGTGAAATAATTATATTTTGCGAACCACTTGTTCCATTTTCTATAAATTGCATCCTACTCATAGTGTTTGGTGCAATCGTAATTGTACAAGCTGAGTCTAATGTACCTGTATATTTAAGATACATAGCTCTACCAGGATCAGTAGCACCATCAGCAACTGTAGTAGTGTGAGTATCTGCATTAGTTGTTATGGCTTCTGTTCCAAAGCCTAAAGCTTCACCTATTAACTCTAAATTTGTATTTGTGACTGTTCCCCAAGTTCCTGACGCATCACCAGTCGCCATTTCGTTGAGTCTTAAATCATTAACATATGTGCTAGCCATTTATTTTCCTCGTATAAAAATTATATATTATTATGCAACATCACTCCAATTAGGAGACTGTGTTGTTGTTACTGTTGAATAGTTTGGAGTTTGCGAATCATCTACTAATCCCCATACTAATAAATCTGTTATTTGTCCTGTTGCTAATACATTTTCATTATCAACAGACATATTTGCATCTGCTTGTACTGTTTCTGTTCCTAGTGCAGATGTTCCAGCTAATCCTGTTATAGAAAGAATATTTACAGTTACAAGACCTAAAGTTCCTAATCCAGTTGTACCTACTACATTAGTAGGAAATACATTAGCATCACAAGTTACTGTTTCGTCACCAAGACCTACAGTTGATGCAGTTCCTGATACACCCGTAATTGCAAAACCAGCAGCTACTACTGAATTTAATGCAGATGTTCCTACTACACCTGTTTCTGCTACATTAGCATCACCAGTAACATTTGCTTCATTACCTAATGTGGTAGTTCCTGCAAGTCCAGTTACAGCAACAGATACTGAAGTAGCACCCCAGAAGTCTTCACCCCAACCAGCACGACCCCAACCTGTTGCCACTTAAACTCCTATGCTATTCTTATAACAGCGTTTGATGCGTCAGCAGTTGGAAATGTAATAGTAAAAGAACCTGCTGTAGAGGTTTTATCGCCACCAAAATCAAATACAGCTACTGCTGGATCACCTGATGCGGTGTCGTTAAAGATCATACATCCTCTAGCAGTTATAGTTGCTGTACCAAAAGTTAAATCAGCAAAGTCTGTAAATGCAGTTGTTCCTGAAGTAGAAGGATTAACTCTAGTTAAACTAGAACCTTTAGCGGTGTAATTAGTACCAGTTGCTTCATTAGTTGTAGTGTAAGCAGTTGTAGCTGCTGACATAGTAGCACTTGATGTATATAGAGCTAATTTAAAATCATTACCTCCAGAAAGTAAAAAGTTATGTTTTGCTTCCAATAGTTCTTTTTTGAAAGACGTACACATTGCTTGTGTTATAGCCATTACAGCCTCCTTATTATATTTGCTAGGTCAGTTTGACCTTGTTTTTCCAATTCGTTGCATATTGTACACATGTGGTTTTTTATTCCTTCTTGTATGTAATGTGCAACAACCATTTTAGTTCTTGCTCTAAAAGCATGAGCTTGAGCTTTAATTTCCATAGGTGCAGTATCACTTATAGATATTAATTTGTTTGTTGCCATTTCAGCAACCTCTTCAATAGTATGTCCTCGATTGTCTGTAGTTTGTACTCCTAAATCACCTATTGATATTTCAAATTTGTCTGTGTGCATTAATATTCCTTTGGTTCTACTGGTTCAGATAAGTTTAAATCTTTTCTACCTATTATTCCAACAGGCTTTTGTTCTTCTTCTATTTGTATATCTGATAATCTACAAACACTCATATCAAAACCATTTTGATAAGCAACTTTAGGATTATCTAATCTATGATAGCCATATAGTTTTTCTTCAAATCCAACGTCTGTATCTAATAAAGTTGATCTAGGTGCTATTTCTATCTGAACTCCAGCATCTATACATTTAGACAACCAAAACTCTACACACCCTCTACCAGCTTCTGCAAAGTGCATATTACTTCTATAGGTATAATCAACTCCAAAAATGCTTATCTTATTTACTTTATTCCACAAAGCATAAGCTATTACATATGGAATAGTATTATTAAAGTAAGCACATCCTAAATCACGAACAACCGACTCTATAGGATATTCTACTGCACTAGGAATTCTTTCATCTAACTCACAGGTGTATATAGGAAATTTACATAAAGGCAATTGTTTCCGCATCATAGGTGTCATAGTTCCAGCATCTTCTGTATCAAGGAATCTACTCATTGGGTCTAATATAAAAGCTCTGTCTATATTAGGTAAAACTCCTATCATTGCATTGATTGCCCAAACTTCATCAAATTCAACGCTATGTGTCTGTGAGAGATGAAAATCTATTTGACTTTGACCCATAGCTACAATTGCAATATTTTTGCCTTGTAGCGTTGTTATGGGATCATTAGACATCTAGTTTTCTTTGACCATCCCTATAAGCATCTTTTCTATTATATCCATCAGATAATAAAGTAAGTTTTTGTAATGCTTCTTGAAATCTTTTTTCGTAGTTAGCCATAATATCTGGCTCTCCTTTCATAAAAGTATACGCTTCTATTAAGCTAGCATAAAGCAATAATTCAGGTGAATTAGTTCCTAGCCAACTAGTACCATCAGATGATGCTGTAATTGATTGTGGAATATAGTAATAATGCAACTCAACATCCAATGCAGAACTTGGACTTGGACCAACTATAAAAGTTGTATCATCAAATTGTGCATAGTGTTTAGGTGTTCCTGTTGAACTAGCAGAAGGATAAGCTTCTCTTATAAAACTAACATCCGTACTTATTAAATAACTATAATTGTTACTACTATCTAAAACTGCTAATGAAAAAGGATATAAATAATCACTAGGAGTAGCTAAGTATTGATTGCCATTAGTAAATGTTCCTGTGACATTTTTTCTAAAATTAGGTAACTCTACAGATTTAACTATTCTATCTTCTGCTTGTTTTATAACTGTAGGTAAATTAGTAACAAAAGTAGACTCAGTATTTTGAGTATAATCTTGTATAGCTGTTTTTAATGTTGTAAATGTCCAACTCATTCTGTACTCACTTTTAATTCGCCAACTTCACCTTTTATATCTAATCCCATAGTAGAAGAACCAA